AGAAGATTTTGAATGAGTAATATAAAGATTTATAATCAAGATTGTATGGAAATGTTAAAGAACATTCCTGACAATTCTATTGATTTGATTATCACTGACCCACCATACGATGTTTCTTGTACTGGCGGCGGTGGTTCACAAGGACATAAGATTGCTACAATGGGTGAAGACTTAGTTGATTTGAATATCAATGAAGGTTATGACATCCGTAAAGTCGGAAAAGAAATAATCCGAGTAATGAAGAAAATCAATGTTTACTTTTGGTGTAATAAGAAACAAATACCTGAGTATTTTGATTTCTATGTGAAAGAAAATGATTGTAAGTTTGATATATTGACTTGGAACAAAACTAACCCAGTTCCAACATATTCAAATAAGTATCTTTCCGATACAGAATACTGCCTATATTTTAGAAATGGTGGTTATTGTAATCCAGCTAACTGGGAAGATGGTAAGACCTATTGGAACGAACCAATTAATAATGCAGACAAGAAAGTATGGGAACACCCAACAATTAAACCACAGCACATGATTGAAAAACTAATCCGTAATAGTTCAAAGCAAGGACAACTTGTAATGGATTTGTATTTGGGTAGTGGAACAACTGCTGCTGCGTGTAAGAAATTAAATAGAAACTTCATTGGTTCGGAAATAAACGAAAAGTATTATAAAATCGCACTTGATAGAGTGGAGAACCAACAACAAGAACTTGAAGAAGATAAAAATGTTCTTGAAGGTTTCTTTGAATAACAGTTCCCAAAAATAATTTATTTGAAAATTTAAAAATAAATTATCTATATTTGTATCATACATAAGAATGTGGAATAGGCGTAGATATGTGATAAAAAATCCGCCGAAACATGAATAGAACGAAAAGATAAGGAGAAAAAAAGATGGCTAATAAATTATTGGCTCAAATGAAGAAAGAAAAGGCATTCCTTGATGTTTTGGAAAAGGAACACAAGGAAGATGAATGGCTCTCAACAAACTGTATTTCAGTTAATTTGTTGTTGAGTGGAAAAATTCAGGGACGGAATTAAGAAGGGTTGTATTTCCCAGATTTGCGCTGACTCCGGTTGGGGTAAATCTATGATTGGTTATTCTGTTCTTAAATCTGCTTATGATAGTGGAATGGATTGCTTTATTATTGACACCGAAAACGCAACCAACTATGATGTATTAAAATCATTGGGCGTTAATATGGAAGAAGTCGGTGTTTTCAAGACAAACAGAATTCCCGAAGTAAAACAAATTCTCGCAAAGATGGGTAAGGGTTTGACCCGTGAAGAAGCACGAAATGTGTTTGTACTCATTGACTCATGGGGCCCTCTCGTTACCGAACAGGTAATGGAAAAAGCCGAAGATGCTTCTAGTGCTGCTGATATGGGTAGTACCGCTCGTTTCAAGAACGAATTGGCTAATGTTCTTTTGGCTTGTAATTTCACAACACTTGTATTGAACCACGTCTATGCTTCTCTACAAATGTATGGTGATAAATTTGAAATTCCAGGTGGTAAGAGATTGTTCTTCAACTCTGATGCTATTATGTTGGCATCTTCTGCTGCTAAGGACAAAGATAAAGACAACAACATTCTCGGTAAGATTATTACCGCTGGTGTTAAGAAAGGTCGTGCCGCTAAGGAATTCGTAAAGACTAAGTATCTTATTCTTCATAATGGTGGTATTTCACCATATTACGGATTGCTTGATGAAGCCATTGAATGTGGCGAAGTCTACAAGCCAAAGAACGGATACTACTCTCGTACAAACTACGATGTTAATAAAGAAACAGGCGAACCAACCAAGTTGTGGAAGGAAGAAGAATTGTATTGCCCACAATTTTGGATTGACATCTACAAGAACGAAAATTTCCGTCACTATGTAGAAGCCAAATTCGCATTTGAAGATCAGGAACTCATATCTTCTACACAGAATGTAATGGATATGATTAACGGAAAATCTTCAATTCCTACTGATGACGAAGTAGCTGACGAAGAAGAAGCATAATTTTAAAGAGTATAGTCCACTAAGGCTAGGAGGTGTTAGAAAAGTGGGCTATACTCTTTTTTCTTCAGTATCCATTTTTTAATTTGTTTGCACCGGTTAAAAATTTATTTTTATATTTGTATTCGTTATGACAACACAAGAATTTGAAAAAGTAATTATAAAAGCATTATACGCAAATCAGTCAATTTGTTCTAAGGTTCTACCTGAATTGACAGATAAATGGTTCTCGGAATACGATACTAAACAGATTGTTAATAAGATTATTGAATTTAACACAAAGTATAGTAATCTTCCAAATGCCATTGAATTAAAGAGAATGATTACTGACGAAAAGACTTTAAAGGTCTTTGACGATGTTTTAGCGATTGATGATAACCAAGTAAATACACCTTATTTAATGGGTGAAATAGAAGAATTTGTAAGAAAGAAACTTCTATTGAACCAGGCTACTAAAATTCAACAGTATGCTAATGGTGGTGTTCAAAAAGAATCATTTACAGATAACATTGCTGATGCGGAAGCATTTACATTTGACGATAATATCGGCTTTGATTTCTTTACAGAAGCTCAAAGATTGTATGAAGATGCTAACACCAAAGAAGTAATTTTCAAGAGTGGTTTGAAAACCATTGATGATTTGATTGGTGGTGGTTTCCACGAAAAGTCATTAAGCCTAATTATGAGTTCTACTAATGTGGGTAAAACTCTTATTATGTGTGCTTTGACTACCAATTTCGTTCTTCACGGTTATCGTGTTTTGTATGTAACCTTTGAAGATAGTGAAAATAAGATTGCTACTCGTATTGCCCAAAATATGTTTGACATTACACAAAGTCAATATAAGGTAATGAGCCGTGACGATTTCGCTAAGGCATTTACAAAAGCAAAAAGCATTGCTGGTGGTGATAAACTAATTATCAAAGAATATCCTGAAGGCACAGTTAATGCTCTCCAAATTGAAGCACTAATTAAAGATTTGAAGGACAAGAAGAAGTTCGTGCCTGATGTATTGATAGTTGACTATATTGGATGTATGATTCCAAATGGTAAACCAAACCCAAATTTGAACTCAAATAGTTTGTTGACATTAGCTGCTCAACAAATTCGTGCCCTTGGTATGAAATATGGTTTCCCAGTAATTTCTGCTTCACAGACAAACCGTGGTGGTTATAATACTGCAGAAATTTCATTGAGTGATGCTGCTGACTCATTTGGTCAAAATATGAAGGCCGATGCTGTATTTGCGGTCACCCAAACACCTGAAATGAAAGACCAGGGAATGTATCAAGTTCAATTATTGAAAACTCGTTATGGAAACCAAAGAGGTCAGCTCGTAACGATTGGTGTAGATGTTGAAAAGCAGCGTATCTATGATTTGAACAATAGTGCTTCTGTTGCTGCTAGAACTCAAAACATTGTAGATACAAACCAAATAAATTATCAAGCACTCGGTTCAAACCCATTTAGCACTATTACACCACCTGCTAGTGGTTCAAGTGTTAGTGGTAAAGACCTTAGTGATTTGAATAGTAGTGTATTTTAAGGAGAATTTATGAATTTAGATGTATTGATTGAAGATGGTGAAGGTATATCCGATTCAAAAAGTCAAAAAGAAAAGTTCTTCAAAATAATGGGAATGAATGGTTTTGATTTCTCCGACATTGACGAAGCAACCAAATTACCAAAATTCCTATTACCAGTAATTGATAATGAAACCGAAGAATTTAATAAGTTCAATATATTACTTGCCAAACTCCACAAGACCAAGCAGGTCAATATATTGGAAGCATTATCAATTCTAGTAGAAGATTATTTAGAACCACCAATGGCTCTAAAATGTTTAGACGAATTGAACTATGTTGCTTTGACAACCGAATTAAAAGAAAAATTCAAATTAAAACAAAATAAGAAACAGGATGTTTCAATTTTAGATTTCTTGAATTAAGTTATGATTACCACTGATGGAATGTATGCGTTATACCGCAAATTAAAGGATATGTTGGAAAAACCAACACCAGGTAGGGTTAAGGAATTTCTTGAACATCCCTTTAAGTATCATACAGAACACTACTACAATGCTACAAAGAATTGGAGCAGTGGTGCTAGTAACTTCGTTACCTTAGCAAATGCGATTAACAGTGGACATTTTTCATTGGATGCTTTTTGTGTTATCTTTATAGGCTATTATATTACACAGTCTAAATTGATGACACAAAAAACTATGAATAGTATTGACAAACTCAAAGAATTTAATAAATTTTATACACCATTTGAAATGAAGAAACAAATGGATTATATAAATAAAAAAATTGAAGAATCGGTAGATACAGACGATGTGTTTGCTGACTTCACACAAACAAAACTTGACATATATTCAGTCGGAGAAGATCAGAAAAATACTTTGTATGAAATGATAAAGTCGGGTGAAGTTAATCTAATACATTTCGTAATTGCGTGGCACAACCACAAATTTGAAGTGGATGAGAATAAGATTACGGACAAAGACTATTATAATTTTATACAGTATATGAAGATTATAAGACAAAATATGTACAAATTAACACAAACTACTGTTTAATATAACATAATGTGTTTTGTTGAAAATTGTGCGGTTGGTGATTGTAAAAATTCTTTTACAAAACCATTGACAACACGATATAGTTTTTTAAATTTGTGTTATAATAAATGGTGAACATATTAAAGGAGAAAATATAATATGCCAATTAAAAGAGATTTCCAAGGTTATTTTTCACAAATCGCTCACGCAGGTAATGCTGGCACAACCGAAAAGAAATCATACAAAGTAGAAAATGCTTTCACCCCTGTACTCAAAGATGGTACATACGAAGTTGTAATGCGTTTTCTTCCATCACACCCAGACGAAATTAGCCCATTCATTGAGAACAGAAACCACATGTTCCAGCTCAAGAATGGTACTTGGTTTGGTTGTGATTGTTTGAGTAAGTTCGGTAAGCCATGTCCTATTTGCGACTACAACCGCGCTATGTGGAAGAAGTATTCTAAGGAAGAAGCCAAGAATCATACATTGGGCAAATTCAAGCCAAATTATGTTTCTAATGTTCTCATTGTTCGTAATGACAATGCTCCTGAAACAGAAGGCAAAGTATTCCGTTTTGAATACAAATCTTTGGTAATGGGTCTAATTTCCAAGGCCATGACTGACCACGAAGACCCTGAAGAAGGCATAATCAAGGGGTTTAACCCATTTGACTGGAAGAATGGTGCTAACTTCATTTTCAAGGGAGTTCAAGCTGGTAAATTCACAAAGAATGATGGCTCCTGCTTCGGTGCTCAAAAACCAATTAATCGTTGGGATAGAACCACCAAGAAGTTTGTTCCTTTGACAGACGAAGAAATTGATGCCATTGAAGCTCAACTCTATACACTTGCTGATTGCGAACACAAAGAATCTGATGTTCGTGATTACAATGGTATTTTGGAATCCTATTTGAAGAAGAACGGTTCTCCACTCGGTGCCGACGAAGGCTTGACCTTTGGTGCTGGTGTAGCTGTTGCTGCCGCTCCATCCACTGCTGCGACAACTTCTTCTATTCCTGATGATGCTTCATTTACCCCAAATACAGAAAGTGTTGACCAGGACGTCACCGATAGTGACGATTTCTTCTCTAAACTTTCTAACATGTAATCCTAACACATCAGATTAGAATTACACTTTATATTAGCAAGCGACCATTGACAACAGTGGTCGCTTTTTGTATATTATAAAGAAAAAGAAAAAGGAATACTAACAAATGAATTATTTTCACAATACTAAACTTCGCATTTTAAATTTCACTCACTCAGACATGGATGGTGCTACTGCCAACATCGTTGTTCGTAATTATTACAACAAAGTAATTACTGAACCAATTTCTCATTTACAAGAAAATACAATAGTCCAAAAAATGATTAAATATAAGGACGATTTTGATGCGATTTTGTTTACTGATTACTGCCCACAAAATCTAAATGAAATTAAAGCATTTGGTAAGCCTGTTCTCGTTTTAGACCACCACGAAACAGTAAAGAAGTTCAATAATCCAAAAGAATTTGTTTATGTTTGTACTGGTTTCTGTGGGGCTAAACTTGTTTACGAATACTTGAACCACGATGATTGTTTGAAACATTTGAAAGAACTTGTTGACATTGTTAATGACATTGACCTTTACATTAACAAAGACCCTCGTTCCAAACACTACAATGCTCTCTATTGGGAAATGGGATTTAACTGGTTCGTTAATCGTTTCTACATTGGTGAGATTGAACTTAACAAATCCGAAAAAGCCTTCCTAGTTCGCAGGCAGAAAGAATACAAAGAATACTTTGATAGTCTTGAAATTAGTGAACTTAGTAATGGTGGTGTTTTCTGTTATTCCGAAAAGTTCTTACACGAAATCGTTGAATCACTTTATGCCGAAGGATATAAATGGTGTATCGTTTATCGTGCCGGTTATCTTTCAGTTAGAAGCTCAAATGAT